TTCTGCACCTGGAACGGGGCCCGTCGCTCGGGATGCCGTGGTTCCGACGTACAAGAAGCCGTCAACCGCGCAGCTTATCATCGGTACGCTGGGTGACACTCTATCGCAGTGGGGAGGTGGTCAAGGGACGTTCTTGCCGGGTCTGGCTCGGCAGAAGCAAGCAGCGGCTGAAGCGCAGCAGTATCAGCAGCGCCGCACCGATGAGTATACGGATTGGGAGCGCAAGCAGCAGTACGAGGCCGCACACCCTAAGGCGCCGGCTGATGACACGTTTACGCGTGCGCTGGTAGCGGGTGGCATTGATCCCGCCTCGCCCCAGGCCAAGGCGCTATACCTTCAGCGCGCCCAGACCCTTGCCTCCCCTGCCCCGAACTTCGTGTCCGACGGCGCGGGCGGTGGCCGATGGGTGACACCGCCTTCAATGGGTATGGGCGCACCTAGTGGCATGCCCCCCGCTGCCCCAGTCGGCAAACTCACCCCGCTAGGTGGAGGTGCGCCCTCGCAAGGGGCGCGTACCTTTCCAGTCCGCTGACATCCTGCCGCACCTCATCAAGCAGGAAAGCGGAGGGCGTGCGGGTATCTCGGGGCCGATGACACAGTACGGGCAGGCACAGGGCATGACTCAGATGTTGCCTGCGACCGCCGCTGGTGTCGCCAAAAAGCTAGGCGTTCCGTGGAGGCCGGATCTCATGTCGGGTACGTCGGAAGCCGCGGTCAATTATCAGAAGGCGCTTGGTCAAGGCTATCTTGAGGAATCCCTTAACGCTACCGGCAACGTACGCGATGGGCTAATGCGATACCACGGAGGCCCTAACCGACGCCTCTGGGGACCGAAGACTAATGCTTACGCCGATAACATCCTTCGGCGCATGGGGGTATAATGGCACAGGCACAGGCACGCGACGAAGCCGGTAACATCTGGAATATCGATGAAGCGGGCAATCCTGTTTCGTTGGCCTCGCCTGCACCACAGCAGGGCGGTGGTAGCGTGGTTGCGCCTAATCCGGTGCAGGCGGCGCGGCAAGGTGTGGAGTTGGGCGGGGCTCAGTTGAGCAACCAGCGGACGGCGCAGCAGATTGCTATGGATGCCGCACGCGCGCCATATGCACCACGGCAGGCGGCGGCGGATACGAATAAGGCTGAGATTGACGCTGAGGCCTCCCGCTTGGCTCTGGAAAAGTCGCGCCGCGAGGTTGCGGCTCCCGATGCCAACGTCACTAAGCGCGAGAACCTTCAGCGCGCTATCGATACGATGAGGAAGGTTTTCGAGGCGGGCCCTCTGAAAACAAAAGGCATCGCGGGCCTCACTGATTACCTGCCTACCGATGCTAACGGATTGGCGAACGATGCGGGCAATGCGGCAGCGGCTCTTATCGGCCCGGCACTAAACCTTACCGCATCGCAGCTTAATACCCCGGGCGAAGTGGCACGCGCCGTTGGTCCGTATATTCCGCAGGCCGGTGACAGGGATGCGCGTATCCTCGCCAAGATTGAGCGCTTGCAGGGTATTGCCGATTCTATGGGTAGCGCACGTCGAGCGCAGCAGACAGGCCAGCAGAACCAGCAGCCTCAAGCAGCAATGATCCCCGGCGCAGGCACTACGCCACAAAACCCCAGCGGCCCAGAAGGCTACAACGTCGGCACGACTGGCGGCGGTATCTCTGGCGGCTCGGGTGGTGGTAGCACATTCGCGAATGCGGCAGGCGTGGCGATGTCCAAGAAGCTCTCCGACGCCTACACCAAGGGTGCGGGTGTGCAGGAACTTAACCGCCTGCTGTCCGACAATGGGTTCCAGACCTTTTCAGATCCCGCGACTATCGCTGCTATCGCCAAGCGTGGGCGGCTGAACTTCGCGCCCCCGGTTGCGGATGATACGCGTGGGGGTGTTGGTAAGGCACTAGGCTCGCTGGCGGACTCGGCGGGTGGTGCCTATGCTATCAACGCCGCTGATGCTTTGACCGCTGGAACGCTCGACAACATCGCAGGCGGGCAATCCAAACTGGCGATCGATTACAGCCAGCAGCAGTATCCAGGCGCTTCGTTGGCGGGGACCGTGACGGGTGGTGCGTTGGCTGCCGGCGGTGCCGAACTGGGATTGGCGCGTGCGGGTCTGGGTGCCGGTGCGGCTGCATTGGGCGGTGACGCTCTGTATGGTGCGGCTTATGGTGCGGGTTCGGCTGATGGGCCAGACCAGAGCCGTGTGCTAGGCGCGCTGGGCGGTGGTGTCGGCGGTTTGGCTGGCGGCGCTGCTGGGCGAGGTTTGGCGCGTGGGGCCGGTAATCTGCTGCGTGGTGTCCAAGATCCTAGCGTGCAGCTACTGCGCGCCCGCGGAGTGCCCACTACAGTTGGTCAGGCTGTATCGCAATCGGGCCGTCTAGGTGCAGCTATCAAAACGGCGGAAGACCTTACCACCGGCCTCCCCGGCCTTGGAACGATGACCAATGCCCGTCGCCTAGAGGGCTTCGAAGGCTTCAATCAGGCTGGTTTTGACGAAGGCCTTGCGCCCATCATGCCGGGTCTAAAGCCGGGTGAAAGCACTGGTGGCGTCATTCGCGAGCAGGGCGTTGACATTGCTCGCGGCGCTCGATCGCAGTCGTATAGCGATGCGCTAGACCCGGTTAACCTCCAGATCGATCAGCCATTTCTTGGTGACTATGGTGGCGCAGTGCAGGCGGGGCGAGAGTTGCCGGAAGATCTTGCCGGACGCGCCGATTTCACGCTTAAGCGGGGTTTCGAAAACTTTGACAATACCGGCAACCTCACTGGCGATGGATTCCAGCAGGGAATTCGTCGTTTCCGTCGGGAGGCGGGAAATAACGCGCCGCTGCCAAACGGTTCAGACTTTGGCGACGTTATGCAGCAGGGTGAAGGCGCATTCGAAGGGCTGCTTAACCGCCAGTCACCGGGTACGCTTCCTGCCTACAATGCCGCAAACAAGGCTAATCGGAACGTAGAGATTCTACGGGCAGCAGTGAACGCCGCACGTACTGGGACACGCGTAGGTGAGCCGGGAGTGTTTGCACCTTCGCAGCTTGCTGACGCGGCGGCTGCCAATTCCAAGAAATACGGCAACTCGCATGGCACCACCAACCAGCCTTTTTATGATCTGACTCGCGCTGGTCAAAAGGTTCTTACCAGCAAGGTCGCAGATAGCGGTACGGCAGGACGCGCGGCCCTAACCGCCGGCCTCGCTACGCTTGGTGTAGGCGGCACCGGTTATGCCGCTAATGGTGCTGAAGGCGCTGGATACGGCACGCTAGGCCTTGCGGCAGCTTTGGGATTGGGCGGCTCTAAGGTAGCTCAACGCGCTGCCGTTAAACTGCTACTCGATCGCCCTGAGTTTGCGATCCGCGCTGGTAACGGCATAGCGAACCGGGCGCGCATTGGCGGGCTGTTCGGTGCGCCCATGCTTGCCGGTGCTGGTTCGCAGTTGGCGACGCAATGACCATTGATGGTAGAGTTCGAATAGCGCGCCTTTCAGCGCAATACCTAGTATGATGCCCCATGACATGCCGTATGGTATAGCAGATCTCGGGAGTAAGTATAATGCCAAGTGCTAGTGAGTTCTCTCTTACTCCATCTGCTAACGTAACGATTGGCGGCACGAATGTTGCTGAGGGGTGTTCGCCGGGTGGTTTGAATGAAGCAATTCGGTACGTCGCATCTGTATGCCGCGACACGTTCGACCGTGTAGGCAGCACCGGCACCTACCTGCTTTCCACTGGCGGCACGCTAACCGGCGACATCTTCCGGTCCACACGCGGCGCCTATCTCCACCACGCAGGATCTGCACAAACCGACGGGCGCGTGATGTTCTTGCCTGAGGGCTCGGCGCGCCCTACCGGCGCTGAAGGCATGGTCGTGTTCTATTATGCCTAAGATGGAAGCCTTCATATCTGGAGCATGGCGAGCGCCCGCACGCGGAGAAGTTCTTATTGGCGGCGCCTGGAGGCGGATTACGCGCGGGGAGTCTTACCGTAGCGGCGGATGGGTTTCGATTGCCTCGTTTATTCCGCCGCTGTCCCTGTCCGTTACGCCCTACGTCCAAGGCGGCGCAAATCCCCCAAAACCCATTCGACAAACCGTCACAACAAGCTACGCGCAGGCCACCCCCAGCGGCGGCACAGCGCCCTATTCCTACGCTTGGTCGGCTGGCGGCGTGACGATCACGAATCCAACAAATGCCTTCACCGCATTCACAGCAACGCTATCAAACAACCAAGAGATATACGCCACCGCTACTGTCACATGCACCGACGCCAACGGCAACACAGCGGTTGGACAATGCGATTACTACCTTTATAACCAGTCGAACCAATAGGCGGGGCTAAGAGATGCACCATTATTTCGAGGCCATCACCAACACCAGCGGAGATTCGCTTGTGGGGTACTTCGCGCGCGTCATCGATCCCGCTACCCAGAACACCGTCACGATGTCAGCCGACGATAACGGTACGCCGATCGTCACGAAGTCCGGTGTCGAGAACATGGGATCCACCGACGATTACGGCAATCTGGATTTCTACGTCGTGCCTGGTACGTACCACCTCGACATCTACGCGCCGAACGCGACCAGCTTTATCTTCCGTGTGCCGTCGGTAGCGATGAATTCGACCAAGGGGGATCCGGGGCCGCAGGGTGATGAGGGGCCGCAGGGGGAGGGGCTGGAAGAAGTTATGGCGCCCGACGGCTCTGCGCTGGTTGGCCTTAAGATCCCCGTAACGGGCTCTGTAACGCGCACTGTCCGAGACAAGGCGGCAGAATATGCGTCAGTTCTGGATTTCGGCGCCAAGGGCGATGGCGTAACCGATGATAGCGCAGCGTTCCAAGCGGCAGTTAACGCAACGCAATATCTGTTTGTGCCTCCAGGGCGATACAAGTTCGGTAGCACGGTCAATCTCGACAACGGGCAGACAATCTTTGGTGCGGGCAAATCCGCGTGGGAGCCCTACACTGGCGGCGCGTTCCCTGCCGTCACGCGCTCCGAAATTTTGGTCAACGGCATCCTAGCGCTCAACGCCGCCAACACCAACAGCGTTACCTTGTCAGGTCTGTCGATCAAGGCTACGGGCGGCTCACAGTCGGCCTATGCAACGCCAGCGGGTTTTCAAGCGGGTTCGGCTGGCATCAATATCGCTGGGTCGCTCCAGTTCGAAGCGCGAGACATCTCATTGATGGGCTTGGCGAAGGGTGTTTACGCTGAAGTTGCCGGTTCTCCTGCCCAGATGCCGCGTATCAGCGACTGGATGGCGTCTGACTGTGATGTGGTGTTTAGTTTCGGCTCGCCTGCATCGACGGACTACACCGCCCGAGATGTAAAGATCAGCGACAACGTAATTGCGCTGCATTGCAATCGTATGGTGGAAGCGCACTGGTCGGATGGCGTTAGGCTGGAAAACCTCAGGCTGTTCCAGAGTTACAACAAGTCGATCTACATGCGGGAATGCCCGTACATTGACATTGTTGGCAGCACGATATTCGAGGGCGCGCAGGATGCTGTAACGCTGGTTGATTGCAAGTACGTAAACATCAACGCCAAGATCGCGCGCACTGGAGCATATCAAACGACAACGCCTTACACGCAGCGTGTGGCATTGACTTTGACAAATTGTGAAGACGTGTATTTCGGCGGTATGATCCAGCAAGTATCCGGTGCTGCGTTGAATGTAACTAACTGCAAAAATGTGTGTTTTGATTCCGCTGTGGGCACACCTTTCTGGACTAGCGGAAACCTGAGCAATGCCAGTGGCGCTATCAACGTTGCCACATCAAGTAGTGTCGTGTTCAACACTTCAATTGCCGGCGCAGGACACTGGGTTAACGTTTTCTCGGATTCCGACAGCGAGGCAAATATCTCTGGAACGGTGATTGGGGATCCGCTTACAGCCAACGTCCGTGCTACTCGTCTCATGCAGACCTATGCCCATACGACGCAGATCGTTACGGCTATGGACCCTATAGCAGCGGGTGGCACGTCGCCAACAGTGGGAACGATCCGTGTTCCCGTACCTGCTGGCAAGTCGCTGGTAACGCGCTGTGTGCAGGTCGAAGGCGCTGCTGCTACGTTACGAGTTGGGGCGCAGTTCTGGAACGCTGCCTATAGTGCGGGCGAGGTCGATGGCGGGGCTATCGCGCTGGACAACAAGACGTTGCTGACGAATTCTACCGGCGCAACGATATGGAGCGCGATTGACTTTACGCTCTATAATCCTGGCGCTGGAACCGTTACAGTGCCAACGGGTGCAAAGGTCAAGATTGCCTTGGCTTTGACATGAGGAAGATGAAATGACCAAGCCAACCACACCGAAGAAGCCGAAACCGGCGCCGAAGCCCTCCAACAAGACGTTGCAGGCACTGTCTGGCGGCGGCGGTAATACCAATCCTCCCCAGCCTCCCAAGAAGCCGCGGGTAGCTTAACCGTCATGTGGTCCACTTACACTTTCGGCCTGATGTGCGTCCTAGCGGTAGCAGTATCGGCATGCGTGAAGGTGGACCGCGCCCCGGTACTGACGGCGGCACTGGTGATAGCTACGAACTGGCTGCTGTTCTCGATGCCCTGGATCTATGCGCCCGCCTCGCTGGCGTTTGTGCTGTCCGACTGGGGGATGCCGGCAAGCACTGAAGATACATGGTCGGTAATCGACTTAATCTCACTCATGATCGTAGGCATCGTGTGCCGTCGGTTCTGGTGGTCGCCTATCCTTTGGTCTGCCTATCTGGTAACGCTCTCCATGCACGCTGTAGCGTGGGCTAACGGGCTGGAATATCTCGACTATCGCCGGGTGCTGGACGCGGCATTGATTCTCCAGCTTGCAACGCTTTTTGTAGTTGGGGGTGGTGACTGTGCAGATCGTGTGTTTGATAGTTGGCGCAGCTTTCGTGGTGTACGCGGTGGTTCCCGCCGAGTGGTTGAAAATGCGTCGTGATTAATGACAGCGATATGCGCCACGTGTGGATGTTCATGTCCGCACTCGCTGGCGCTGTCACCGCGTTGGCACAAATGACCTATAAGGAAATGACGTGGGTGCAAATTGCACTGACACTCTTTTCGGGGTTCGGGTTTGCCGTGTTCTTCATGCCGTCCGTTGCCCAGTGGATGGGTATTGAAGAGGCGAACATCCGTGCAACCAACGCTATCGTTTACATCGGCGGAACCGGATGGAACATCCTTTTGCCGTTTGCCATTCAAAAGGCCAAAGCTGGTGTCGCCCTGTTCGGCGGGAAGGATACGGCATGACCGTCTTTGACATCCTGAACGTCGCAGGGCGGTTGATCGTAACGTCTATCGTCGTGTTCAAGCTCACCCAGTTTCGCGAGATGACCAACTTTTGCGAGCGTTCCGGCCTTGGCATGATGGGCGCGGGTTCATTTCTTACAATCCCCGTTATCATGTTCAAGAACGATAACCCGTTCGAGGGTTGGGCGGTGTCTCTGCTGACGTACGGCGTTATCCTATTCCTCGCTGGCAGGACGTGGCGGGATTACAAGCATTCGCGCGCCAACAAGATTATGGTGCAGCAAGGTGATATTTGGCGGGCACAGAGGGGGAAGCCGTGATGATCGATGCAATCCTAGAAACCGTACTCCGCAACGAAGGCGGCTACGTCAATGATCCCAGCGACCGCGGCGGTGAAACCAACTGGGGCATTACAGTCAACGTGGCTCGCACAAACGGCTATGGCGGTGCGATGAAAGATATGCCGCGCGATAAGGCGCTGGACATCTACCACACGCAGTATGTCGTGAAACCGGGCTTTGCGGCCGTAGCTGAGGTATCACCGCTGATAGCCGCTGAGTTGGTGGATACCGGCGTGAACATGGGGCCAGCGGTGCCTAGCGGCTTCCTACAGCGATCTTTGAACGCGCTGAACCAGCAGGGTGCCGACTACCGGGACATCGTGGCTGATGGCCGCATAGGGCCCGCCACTGTAGCCGCACTGAAGGCTTATATCGCCAAACGAGGCAAGGAGGGTGAGAAGCGCCTGTTGGCGTTGCTGAACGCGCTCCAGGGGGCTCGTTACCTTTCCTTGGCTGAGGGTTCGCCGTCACAAGAGAAGTTCATGTACGGTTGGCTGGATCGGATTGTGTTGTGAACGAAGACAATCACACCTTAATCGCGTTCCTGGCCACGCTGGGCGCCATCGTCCTGTTATTCGCCGCGGCGTGCATCTGCCTCGTATTCGGCAAGAGCGTGGAGGCTATTGGGATTGGCGGCGTGATGACTGGTCTTATCGGCGTGCTTGGTACGTTTCGCCCCAAAAGCGGATCTGTAGCCACCACGACTACCGGCGATGTCAATGTGAACAAGGAGCCTACGCCATGAACTTCGGAAAGCTGCTGTCGACCCTAGCCCGCCGCGTCTTAATCCCCGCCGTCGCCAAGATCGCCACTAACCCAAAAGCACCCCTGACGCTCGATGCGGCCAAGGATGCTTTGGTTGAGGCGGCGGAGGCTGAGGGGATGAGGGTGGTGGTTAAGAGGGCGGGGTTATAGAGCGTCGACTTGTCTGGCTACCGACGCAGCGGCAAGGCGGTCTCCCACCATCGCGCTAGTTCGACGGGGTCGCGATCGACAGGTCTAGCGGTGCAAGTCTGACGAACGAACGGAGGGCCGAGATACCAGCCTAGCCGGAACTGATGCCACCACCGATGCAGAGTACCGGTTGTTGCAACGGCAGTCTCAGGCGATCCCCATATCCATACGACATGATCTGGCTTCCTCACCCCTCCGATCCTTTCGACAGAGCGAGGGCGTGACGGGCGCGGAGGGAGGCGGCGGTTAGCGCTAGGGCGGGGGTCATCGCCAGCACCTCTGGAAGCTCCAAATTAACGATCGCGGCGGGGCATCCCTTGTTGTCGTACAGAACCTTGTGCAGGCTCCATTCTTCGCCGTCGGGAATAAGTGTCATCGCCGCGTCAACCGAGCCGGTATAGCATTCTGCGCAATCCTGTCGGACCTGACGCATCAGCCGCCCATGAAGCGTGTCAGCTATTGGATACTCGATACCGTTCAAGGCGCAACGGATCTCGGCATCCACCTCCCGATCCGCCCCCGTCGCCGCCTCACACCGCACGGCTAGCTCTTCAAGCAATCCCATCGTCGGCTCCTGCTGGTGGGGGTTCATGACTTCGGCCAATTGCGAAGCGGAAGACCTGCGCCTTCACGGGCAACCTCCATTATCTCGACCATCTGCTGACCGAACCAGACCAGCGTCGCTTCGGTCGGTGGCAAGGCTGCGGCTGCGAATGCGGAATGCTCTGCGGTCTCGGCAATTGCCAGAAGCGCGGACATCTCGGCGGTGTTGATGCTCATACCACAGTTCCTTCATCCTGGCGGGTGTTCGAGGCGGGGTGGGTGGGGGTAAGGCGAGCCGCGGATTGCAGCGTGTCCCATGCGCCGGGGGAAAGTCGCCAGCGTCCGGTCTTGAAGCTGACGAGCCCCAATTTTCGCCAGCGCTGCATAAGTCGGTTCGCCACCTCCTGCTGCCAATGAAAGCTCCACGCTGGTAGAGGGCCAACGAGGTCCATCGACGTGAACCGATCGGGCGCGTTGGCAAGGTGATAGACCACAGCGACAAGATCCGCGCGTGTCACGGTACAGCCAAGGACCGACATCGGCTTCAGCGCCATCGTCTGCACGGTTTCGCTCATGCTGCTCACTTACCCCCTCCCTGCGACAAGAGGCGGATGGCGGCTGCGATCTGACGTTGCGCCGATGATGCACCGTCAAGCCAACCAGGTGTAAGGATGCCAACAAGCGCCAGATCATCAGCCACCTTCGCAGCGGCCTCGATCCCGTCAGCCTTCCCGATCTGGTAATCGGTGCGGTATTCGCTCGTATCGACGGCAGCCTTCGCCACCCCTTCGTCATTCGCTGCCGCAACGGTGGCGAGGGTGGGCGCGCCGGTGATAGGAGCCGGCTGCACAACCGTCGCAAGTTCATGCGTTGCATCCAGGTCTTTCGTCGGCACTTCCTCGCCGCACTGTGGGCACTCAATGAGCCCGGTTTGCAAATACATCAGCGCGATCGAAGCGGACGCTGCCACAGCCTCCACCTCCCCCGGCGCTGGCAATGTCTGCGAGAGGGCGCGGGTGTTCCAGGCGGCGACAGCGCTCTGCGCCAATGCATCATCGTCTGGATGAACGAATGTCCCTTCGCCTCCGGGTGCGGAGCGATGACGGACACCGCCCGCCTTGAACACGGCGGGATCTTCGGACCACCACAGCCAGCGCACGCCACCAATCGTCCGGTAGCAATCGGCACCATCCTTCACGCCCGCCGCGTTCTTGGTGTACCCACTCATGCCCCACCTCGGGCGTTGAGGACGGCGAGAAGTGCGTCGAATTGGCGAAACCGCTTTGCCATTTCGTTAAACAGGTCACGGCTGGCGGGCAGACGCTCGCGGCCTTTCTCCTTAGCGTAGTTGTCGAGATAGCTGGCCAGACTTTCGAGGTGCGAAATATCGCTACCCTCATACTGCGGAATATCAGCCGGGATTGCCAACTCCGCTTCTCGCGTCTGGATGGCATCTAGACGGTGGCGGGCGAGCATCTCTTCGAGCCACGTTTCCTCGGGCCCTGCGTTGTAATCAAACGCCGCACCGATCTTATTCGCCAAGTCCACGTCGATCTGCGCAACCGGCACCGCTTGCTGTTCTGTTTTGTTGGTCATATCCAGATCCTACGAATGAAACGCGATGTAGACCATGCCTACAGCGCCAATGATTGCCAGCCACAGCGCCAGCGACACCCACCAAGGCTCATCCTTGGCATATGCCGGCTCCAGCGGCATGTTGGCGATGTCGCGGTCTCGGGTGTGGAGGGATGATGGGCGTTGATAGATCATGCGTCACCTGCGCGGGCGAGCGTGGCGGCGCGACGGGCTTGGCAGGCGGCATCGCGAAGCTTGGCGACAACCTCTGGCTGTTTCCGCCCGCGTGCATCGTTCCAAGGTCCGACGCCTTCGTTCGCGCCATTATCGTTGAGAATGCTGAAAGCCTGCTGGACGACGAACCTGTTTTCTGCGCCTGCGACCATCCAGATCGCTCCGGCCGCGCAAAAGCAAACCGCTCGGTCAAGTTCCTCGGCGCGGCGAACGTCGTTGCCATCAGCATCGCGCCCGATCGCCTTCTGTGTCCAAGCACCTTCCGGCTCGATCAGATCAGCCGCGCGCTCCAGCACGTCAGCAACACAGAGTGGTGTGTTGGTCATCACTTCTTATCCTTCTCAAAATACTGCGGAAACTGCACCTTCAGCGCAGCAAGCATGGCGCTGGTGTCAACGCGGTCGGCTAGTGGGATGAAGGGGGTGATCATAGTGGGTTGCCGTAGAAAGGTGCCGCACGAAACAGATCCGCACCGCTGTTGTCATCTTCCTCACGCAGCATCTCGATTGCCTGCGCGTCCATGTCGTCTAGCGCGAAGTCGATTGCGTTGGTGGCATCGCAGGTGAAGGCGCCGAAGTCCTTTGCGCTGACGATCTCCCGAACCATCCGCAACTGCCTGCCCAGCGGCAACTCCTTGATGGCGCGGGTTATGGCGTCGTAGTCGTGGGTGGTCATGCTGCGGACTCCCGAACATCGACAACGAAAGATTCGATGCCTCGCTTACTAAAGGCTTCAACTTTTCGCTCAGCCAGTGCCGCACTGCCGTATTTCTCAGCCTCGTTCTTGGTGGTCCACCCGCCATAGCCATCGGCATAAACTGTACCCGGCGCCCAGTCAGGCTTAGTAGCGACTGCCCAAGGTTTTTCTTTTTCCCAAGAATACATCTCATTTGCTCCATTGCTGTTGGAGGGGTTATGGGCGCGTGTCGTGGAGGTGTCAACACACAAATATACGTTGACCGCACATTTATATACGTGTACCGATTGCGAATGGATGAAAGAAACACCCTCATGCTCGCCGTTCGCGAACGAGCTTTCGCCGCCAGGATCAGCCTTTATGCGCTCGCCGCTGAAGCAAAGGTTTCTGGCACGTCAATCACTCGCTGGATCAAGCATCTGCGTGGCGACGAAACGGGCAATGTTCCGTCTCTGGCTACGATTGGGAAGCTGGAGAAGGCGCTACTAGTAATGGAGCAAGCAGCATGACGTTACTAGAACTAGCTGCCGATGTGGAGAAGGCCGCAGGCGATTTAAGGCCGCTCAATCGAGAGGTGGCTCTAGCTATTGGATGGCATCGTTATTCACCGTCAGAGATCGGAAAAAGCAACCCCGGCTGGATTGCACCTGAGGATTTTATTGGCGAGACTATCGGCAAAGATGGCCGCAAGCGTCCTATTTTGGATAGCCTACATGGCACTAGCATCTGGCGTGAACCTCGGGATTATTTGGGCTCACTGGATGCCGCCATTACGCTTATCCCCGAAAGCTGGCCCGAATTCTCCTTGACGTCAGATGCGGGAGGAAGGTTTCGCTGCGATCTCGGCATGGCTTCAGATGGTGGCGCCTATGACTTTGAGGACCAAATGAGCATGGGCCGAGGCGAGACAATGGCATTAGCAGTTCTCAGCGCTGCTCTGCGAGCCATCTACAACACTCAGATTAAGGCCTCCCAATCATGACCCCCGGCGCATACGCCTTCATCGCGTTGCTAGTGATTTTGTTCGTGGCGATGCTTTACGTGATCTGGACCGCACCTGACGGTTATCAGGACTCCGACGGCTTTCACTACGGTCCCGGCGTTGATGAATGGGAGGATGGGGTGTGAAATACATGGGATCGAAAGCACGGCACGCTAAGGAACTGCTGCCCATCATTCTTGCCGACCGCAAGCCAGAGCAGTGGTATGTTGAGCCGTTCGTTGGCGGAGCGAACATGATCGACAAAGTTGATGGTAACCGCATAGGATCTGACGTGCATCCTCACTTAATCGCTATGCTCGATGCAGCATCAAAAGGATGGCAACCGCCGCACGATGTATGCGAGGTAGAATATGCCATGTGCCGACAGGCGCGTGACGTTACACCACATATTGGTTTTGTCGGCTTCGGTTGCTCGTACAGCGGCAAATGGTTCGGTGGTTATGCCAGGGGCGATGACGTTAATAGTGTACCCCGCAACTACGCATCCGAATCCGCCCGTAACCTGATCAAGCAGGCCAAGGGGCTTGCAGGCGTTCAATTTCGTTGCGGATCTTATGATGAACTGGACATACCAGACGCATCGATAATCTATTGCGACCCACCATACGCGGGCACTACGAGATACGCCACCAGCGCTTTCGACCATGCCGCTTTCTGGCGCTGGTGCGAGCGAATGGTTGCAGAAGGCCATACCGTATTTGTCAGTGAATACGCTGCGCCTGATGGCTGGGAATGCGTTTGGGAAAAACGCGTAAACAACACGCTGACAAAAGACACCGGATCAAAGCAGGGTGTCGAAAAGCTGTTTACTATGGAGCAATCATGACCCCCCTCAAAAACCCACTCCCCGCCGATTTCCGCGAACACCTGCACAAGACGGTGCCGGAGCAGATGCTTATGTATGATGTAGGCCGGCACACCGTTATGCGGTGGCGTCGTCTGTGCGGAATGTCAGCATACGAACTGGCATGGCGTGACGAAGACCTTGCCATCCTGAAGGAGATGTCCGTGGCTGGGTATCCGTACAGCGCCATTGCCGCCAAGATCGGCTGCGGTATCAAGCGGGTGATGAACGCCACACATCGCTATAAACTCGGCAATGGTGTCGCAAAGCCCCGCCTGTACGCCAGGAAGCCTGTCCCCGATGATTTCGTGGAGCAGTGGACCGTCAACACCCTAGCGGCTCTGGCTACGCTCTACGGGACCAGCGAGAACACTGTACGGCGTTGGGTGCGTGAGAAGCGGCTTAAACGCCCCACCAAACACGCCAACGTCCGCGCCGTAGACTTCACCCGCCAACCCGCGGAGAAACCACAGAAGATCGCCAAACCCGGCTACATGACCGCGCCTGTCGATCGCGGGTATAAGGAGGACTCGGCGGCGGGGGAGGCGCAGCGTGTTTTGCAGCGAGATGGGTGGAAACCTGTTGTCCGTTGCGATGCTGAGGGCAGGCAGGATACTAAGGGTCGGTTCTGGATCTGTGGGCGGTCTGTTGGAATTACCGATGGTGAACTTATTGAGCGGGCTGGGCGGGCTTTGCGGAGGATGGCTGCTTAGTTTTATCTATCAATTTTTAATGTGGAGAAAAAGAAATGATCGAAGTTGAAGAAGCTGAAACTGGGTTTTTCCCGTCCATCGGCCAGTTCCGCAACGCGGTAAAGGCTGAACGCGATTGGGCCACGTACCATAACGTTGAACCCCGCAAGCGCACTTATGTCGGCACGGTGAAGCTGCACGGCACGAACGCCGGCATCTCGCTAACACCAGATGGCGAATTGATCTATCGTAGCCGAACCCGGGTCATCACGCCAATGGACGACAACAGCGGCTTTGCATCTCACATGGTGAAGTATGAAGATATTATCCGGCGCATCTTCAGCCAAATCCCCGGCAACGGCGAAATGCTCACACTATTCGGCGAATGGTGCGGCGCTGGCATTCAGCGTGGTGTCGGTATTACCAACGAACCAAAGCTATTCGCGGTCTTTGCAGTCCGCATTGGCGATAACTGGGGCGATGTGGCGCTAGTTGGTGCTCGACCAGAAGCGCGGATTTTCAACATCCTTCAGTTCGGCCAATGGAAGCGCGAGATTGATTTTGCGCGGCCTGAATTAGTTCAGAATGAATTGGGAAAACTGACTGAGGCAGTAGAAGCCGAATGCCCTGCTGCGAAGTCTTTCGGACATTCGGGTATCGGTGAAGGCATTGTCTGGATGCCGGTTGATGGCGACATGCGCAGCCGATATTGGTTCAAGGTAAAGGGTGAAAAGCATTCGGCGAGCAAGGTCCGTACCTTGGCGGCTGTTGATACCGAGCAATATCGGCTGCGTGACGAACTGGTTTCAACTCTTGTTACCGAAAATCGGATGGAACAGGGCTTGGCGCTGCATGTATCGGAATTCGGTCATGCCGTCGAAATGAAATCTATCAGCCACTTCCTTCGCTGGGTTTTCAATGACATTGCCAAGGAAGACGCCGATACCATTGTGGCGTCGGGTTTTGAGATCAAGGATCTGGGTAAGCCCATCTCCGACATCGCCAAGAGGTTCTATCTCGGCAAGGTAAATGCCGTCTAAAGCTCCCCCCGCCTCCCCCACAACCTAACCACCTCCCTCTCAACCCAAGGCCGAACGCGCGGAGGAATCTTAGCGAGTTCGGCCATAGGAGACACAATGATAACACTCGAAATACCTTGGCCGGTGAAAGAGGTCTTTCCCAACTTTCGCCAGAGCCATCACTGGACCAGCTTTACCGAACAGCGAAAATCACAGCGCGACACGGCTAAGGCCATAGCGGAGCGATGCACGCCTACCCAGGCTGACTTTGTCATTCTCGCCGGCCTCGACAAGATCCCGTTCGATGTCGAGTTCTACCCGCCAGACAGGCGCCATCGTGACGATGATGGAATGGTCGGTGCAATCAAGTCAGCCCGCGACGGCATAGCCGACGGCCTGAACGTCAACGATCGCCGCTTTCGTGCCACGTACCGGTTTATGGAGCCTGAGAAGCCGGGGCGCGTGGTTATTCGAATCGGCTGATTACCCAGTTCTACAACGAGTGAAAGAGGAAATGACAATGAGCAATGTTGCAAACGTAGCTGCCGACGAACTACGCCTTTTGATCGAACGCGCCGAGCGCTTGGCCGAAGAGCGTGCTGGCATCTCGGAAGACATCACGGATGTTTTCAAGGAGGCCAAGGGCCGTGGGTTCGACACCAAGGCGATGAAGACGATCATCGCTATGCGCAAGAAGGACAAGGGCAAGGTACAGGAAGAAATATCGGTCCTGGAGACATACCTTTCCGCCCTCGGGATGCAGTATGCGATGCTGTAATTCGTTACGGCTACGCATCGTAAAAATCGTGAAGGGGTGCAGAAAGTTCTGCGCCCCTAAACTTTTGCGCTTGCCATTCGTGTATAGCGGAGTTAAACAAACTACATGGCAACGCTTGATACATACCTCACCGCAGAGGGCGCACCGACGCTAACCGCGCTCAGTGCGGCTATCGGTATTTCGAAGGGCAGGCTGTCCCAGCTTCGTCATTCAACCGAATGGCCGGCTGATCTGGCGCTGAAGGTCGAGGCTGAAACTAAGGGGCGTGTGAACGCCTCTGTTTTATCCGCAACCGTCGCCATGGCACGAAAGAGGAAAGCAAAGTGAGCGCCGTATCAATAGACGAACTTCGCTCGCTGCTTGATTACGATCCAGCAACTGGCGAACTTGTGTGGAAGCCTCGCGACCCGGCGCTGTTCAAGAACGGCGTTAGGTATCAGAGCTGGAACACGCGCTTTGCTGGCAAACAGGCTGGCAGCGTTAACAAGGTGTCCGGTTACAGGCTTGTGGCGGTTGTCGGGTCGTATCTTTACGCTCATCGCATAGCCTACGCGCTGCATCACGGCGAATGGCCAGAGGTGATTGACCATGCCAACGGCGATAGACTGGATAATCGTATCGAGAATCTGTCGTCCGTTTCGGCAGCGGAGAACATGCGGAACATAAAGATCCCCTCTCACAACACGTCGGGTTCAATCGGTGTGTATTGGGATAAGGTCAATTCCAAGTGGTGTTCGCAGATCATCGTTGGCGGCATCAAGAAAAACCTAGGGCGCTTCTCGTCTTACGACGATGCGGTCCAGGCTCGAAAGGATGCAAATGCCTCTTATGATTTTCACGCAAACCACGGAAGGGGCGCAGCATGAACGCCTTTGAAAAGCACAATATTCATCACTTGAGCGCTTCTCATCTGAACCTGTTCGTCGCGTCCCCTGCAATGTGGGCGAGCAGCTACCTCATGAAAAAGCGGACTGGTGTAGGCCCCGCAGCGCATCGCGGCACGTCGATTGAGTGCGGCGTTGAGGCTGGCTTGTTCGATCCAGAAATGCCGGTTGAGGCAGCGCAGGAAATGGCGCTTGCCAAATTCCACACGCTGACGCGACTTTCGGCGGATCACCGGATTGAAAAAGAGCGCGAGACGATTGCACCGTCGGTTGCGGTCGCGCTTGCCGAGCTTCGTCAGTACGGGATTCCCGACAAACCGGATGACGGTCGGCAGCACAAGATCGAAGTGACGTTGCCGGGCGTGCCGATCCCGACGATCGGCTACCTCGATTTCAAGTGGTCCAGGCACGGCATCATTGGCGATCTGAAAAGCACGGCGCGCATCCCGAGCGAGATCAGCGATGCTCACAACGGCCAGGGTTCGATCTACACGCTATCGTCAAACGGCAATATGCAGACCCGCATGATGTACGTGTCAAAAGCCAAGATCGCGGTGTATCCAGTCGAGAACGTCGCGATGCACATTGCGAGGCTTACTCGCACGGCCAAGGCGATTGAAAACTTTCTATCATTGTCTGACGATAGCGAAGCGCTTACACGCTGCTTCGAACCCGACATGTCCAGTTTCTATTGGGGTGACGCTTCAGCGCAGTCCGTAGCAAGAGAGATTTGGGGCTAACCATTGACAGTAGCGTTTGTACGTGAGATACAAACTGTATGACCAGCAGACGCCACACCCCCGCAGCGGATCGGTTTCCATTCTTTGTCACGCTTACTGATACAGAAGCGTGCATCGAATGGACCGGTGCCAAGATGAAAACTGGATATGGTTTTATGAATGAGGGGGGAAGGCCAGTCGTAGCAACGCACGTCGCATTGCAGATTGACGGTCGCCCCCGCCCTTCAAAGGATTTGTTCGCGCTTCATAGTTGCGACAATCCGGCATGCGTAAACCCCCGCCACTTACGCTGGGGTACGCAAGCAGAGAATATGCAAGACCAACTTGCTAGAGGTCGCAATCCGCGCGTTGGAATACGCCGCGCATCTCGCGAGAAGGTCGAATGTAACGGTCCAGGCAAAGGCTGGGCTAAAGGAATCCGCAAGGTAGCGGCTGGCGAGCGGCGCGTCTTATCGTCGCAAAACAATAACGAGGAAATGTAAAATGGGCTTCATGTCAAACCCCGCCACCGGTGACGGCAATTTCACTCCGTTCCTGAAATATAACGCCAAAGCTGGACGCTGGTACACGAAGGAAGACAAGCAGGACGGACAGGAGTTCGAGGTCACTAACATGACCGCGATGTTCGATCTGGAGAATATCAAGACCGGTTGGTTCCTGTTCGCCGCAGGGGTGGCGCCATCTAAGACGTTTGATCCGTCACTTGCTCAGGCAGCGGCAAAGCCAGGTGATGGCTTCAAGCGCGGGTTCGAAGTGCTGGCGTTCAGCGAGAAGAACCTTCAGGGCCTGCGTGAATTCTCGTCCACTGCCGGCGCGGTCATCGAGGCCATGAACAGCCTTTATGACGCATGGGAAGCGGGCAAGGGTGCTAACCCCGGCAAGGTTCCTGTGGTGAAGTGCGCGAGTGTTTCGCCTATCACGAACAAGCACGGAACTAACTACGCCCCGAAGCTGGAGATCGTGTCCTGGACCGATCGCCCGAAGGAAATGTCTGGAACCGTGGCGGCTGCACCTTCGCCAGCCCCCGCACCTGCTCCGGCGCCTGCCGCAACGTCGGGCCACGTAGGTCCGCCGCCTGCCGCATCGGACGATGACGTAGAGTTCTAAAAGAAAAGGACCGGAACCAGCGGCGAAGCGGTTCCGGTCCTTTGTTACTAACCCCCGCGATCTGTTCGAAACATCGCAGAACCACAGCAAGAGTGAAAAGAATGGAAACCGTGGTTAGTCCTATCATAGAGCCAGATACCGCAGCAATCAAATCACATTTGGAGGCATTGTTTCTCCCCGCCCGAGATCAGTATCCGGACGGGTTGATTGAGATATGCCACGGCCAGGATAAGCCTGACCACGCAACCTATTTCGGCATGAAGGACGAGCGCATCGCAGATGCTGTCGCGTTCGCCGCTCGCTGCAACCGTGAAGGGCAGAACGTCTATGTCGGCGTCAACCCTCGCAAGGGGTCAATGGATATTCGCCGCCGGTCATCAGACAAAGACGTTGAGATTGCGTTCTTCCACTTTGCCGACCTTGACCGCGAAGAGGCGGTGGTAAAGGCACGCGAGAACCTAGCGCTGCGCCCCACTATGATCGTGATGACGGGCACGGTTCCGAACAACCGTCCGCACTTCTACTGGCAGTTGGAAGATCCCATCGGCAATATGGCTGCGTGGACCGAGGCGCAACGCGGTATCGCTCAGACGCTCGACGGTGACGCGGTTATCAATCCTGCCCGTATCATGCGCCTTGGCGGCACGGTTAACTACCCGACGCAGCAAAAGCTAGGCCGCGGCTATAGGATGGAGCTTACGAACGTCCGAACCGACTTCGCCAGCGAGCGCGGACCTGTCACGCCCGAGATGATCGCTCAGGCGTTTCCGCCACGTCAGCAGATGGTTGAGGCTCAAGCCCAGTCGATCGCAACCGGTGAAACCACGCTATCGGCAATGGCTACGCGCACGCGGGTTGCAGACCTTATTGGCGCATGTCGATCCGGCGATAACTGGCATAACTCCATGATTCGCATGGTTGCTCATCTTGTCGCGACCGGACGCACCGACGCTGAAATTCTTGGCCTTGGCGCTGGCATCACGTTGCCAGGATACACGCACGAGCAAACGCTTCGTGAAATGGTTTCAGCGCTGAAAAGCGCTCGCGATAAGTGGTCCATCCCCGAGCCACAGGATGACGTGGCACGCGAAGAGGCCAACCGCGAAGATGGCGATAGCGTTTTCTCGCTGCTGGATCTTGACGAACTGGAGGCATTGCCGCCGCCGACGTGGCTGATCGAAGAGATGATAACCGACCATGGTTTGTCGATCATTTATGGCGACCCCGGCACCGGTAAGAGCTTCATAGCCTTGGATATGGCGTTGCGCATCGCATTCGGGATGGACTGGCACGGCGTAGATACCAAGCAGACCGGCGTTCTGTACATCGCAGGCGAGGGCGCCAGGGGGCTGGGCAAGCGAGTAAAGGGCTGGCGGAGGGAATACGCCATGGAAGGCGTAGACGCCCCATTCCTACTGCTTCCTGTCGCCGTACAGATGCTGGAGCCAAAGGACATTGCAAAGCTTTGTAGGACCATTGATGCGGCTAAGGCACGCGCCGGCTTCCCGATAGGACTGACGATCATCGATACCGTATCACGCGCCCTCGCAGGGCAGGACGAGAACGGTCAGGAGTCGATGTCACTGTTTGTCGCTGCTTGCGGCGACGTGCAGATCCATACAGGCGGCGCGGTCATCGGCGTGCATCACTCGGGCAAGGACAAAGAAAAGGGTATGCGCGGATCCACCGTGCTGCTTGGCGCGTGTGACGCATCGCTAAAGGTGACAAAGAACGGCGATACCGCGGTACTGAAAACCGAGAAGCAAAAGGACGCAGAGGAAGCGCCGCAGATCAATTTCAAGCTGAAGAAAATTGAGTGGGCGGCAGGGTTCGATAAGCCAGATAGCACGCTCATTCCAGTCAAGGTCGAGGCTGCTTCGTCGCAATCTCGCGGCCTTAGCAAGCACCAGTGCATCCGCCTATTGGAAGAGATCGACGCCGCTTGGCTACGTAAAAAACCTTGGTCAGTTAGCCCACAGACGAAAGCTCAAGGGCGCTATCTTCCCGGCTGGATGTTCACTGAGTTCGGCATATCGGATGAGCTTGCAAAGACCATTTTGGGCGACTGGCAGCAGGCCGATATTATCGAGGAAGCCACTGTCGACCGTGATACAAAGCGCAAGGGTCTGTGCGTTTTGAAGCGCCCGGAAGACTGGTAATTTGTAAAGCGTCCTTTACGGAGGTTCAAAAACAGACTTCCGTGAAGAGACTTCCGTTTCACGGAACTAGAGTTCCGGGAGCGTTGAAATTGCTAGGTTTTTTCACGGAAGTCTGGTCCCGGAAGTCTCTTCACGGAAGTTCACGGAAGTCCCGGAACTTCGCTCAGAAGCTACTGTAATTGCTAGATAATGTTACGGAGGTTCACGGAACCGGAACCTCACCCCCTACGGGGGCAGGCCTTCATGGCTCTGCCCCGCTCCGGTGACGGGGAATTTTTAACGCTAAACAGACAACGGAGAACGGACATGATCGGCGCACCAATGACGGCTCACCAGGAACTTGAGCAGATGGATGTCATCGTACGGGCGGTGGATCGGCGGGGGCGGGAGATGGACCAGCGCTGGGGGATCGGCAGGCTAACCACGATCGTCCCACCTGAGTTGGGGGAGAAGTTTCGGGTACAGCGGCGCAAGTTTTCCGCGGCTACTCTCGACCTCAATCTTGAGGACGTTCGCAAGCACGGTGACGCGATGTTGCGAGCCTATGCCAAGCTGGACGAACTGGCGACAGCGACGCATGGCGAACCCGGCCAGCCGGAGCATTGGGAATTCACCGTCGGCGTGGATGAGGAATTGATTATCCTCGTTCGGGATATTGCCGATGCGGGTCGTGTGGACCTTGGCGGGCGCCAGGGGCAGATATGGTCGCTGGACGAGATCGCCAGCGTCATCCGCAATCATCCGCTGATCGCCGCGGCGAAAGAATCGTTTCCAGGGGCCGTGGTTGAGACTGTGCGTCCACCCAAGGTAGTTCGCAGCAAGCTCAATGATGAGCTGAGTGATGTACCGTTTGCGGCGGGTTAATCCCACCCACGCAGCCGGCTACCTTCGTTTGCACCGCCGCTAACCCCACCGACCGCGTTGGAGCGGGGTGTGTGGGGTGGGTTCATTTTGTTGTTGACGTGACGAACGGGGAGGCGTAATCGTTCGGAACACCAAGCGAATGGAGCCGCTGAGATGAAAACTACAACCCCCACCGCCAACGCGCAGGACGATCCGTTCGCTGCCGTGGAATTCGTCGCGGAAGACAAGACCCGCGCACGCCATGACGAAGACGGCCTAGCGCAGGACGAGGCGGCTATCGTGACCTCCACGTGCACTGTGACCGATAGAGAACGAGCCGCCTACCTGCTGGCAACAACCGCAACTCATTCTGGCGCAAAGTCAGACGCGGTTATTGAGGGCAGATCTGTGATGATCCGCTCGGAATTAGCGGTCAACGCTATGCTGGCCTACGCGTCTGAAAAGCGCGACGATCATCGCGGCTGGCATATCAAATACTCACCCCCTCCGATCCCGGTTCGCGACTTCGATTGGAGCGCGACCCACCCGGATTACGACGGCGCGGAAGACGCGAATGATGGGCGGATTGTCCATGGCCGCACCCGCGAAATTGTCATTACCGAAATTGACCTCTGGATTGAGGAAAACGCAGCATGAGCGCCCGCCACCGCAAATCCTACAGCGCGCACGACAACCGCTGCGATCGCTGCGACCGGGTCGTGTTCCTCAACGAGCGCAAGGCGACGTGGGCGAACACCTATAATTTCGCCGCCATGGAGCCGGATAGCGAACTTCTCCGCTGTTCACGATGCACACGCAAGGCTGGCCCCGTTCGCTCGAACGCGCGGCCGTCGAACGGTGACATGCGCCCTTATCAAGGATTACTCGCATGAGCGCGCACCAGAAGCTCACGCCCCAAACCACCACACAGCGCACAGCGGCCCATCGTCGCAGGCAGGCTGAGAAATTGGCCAATCTTACCGAAGCTTTGGAATGGGCGATTTCTGATATTGAAGGTCGCGCTAGGTATACTCGCGACCATCAGTTCGGAAATTGCCTCAAGAAGGCCAAGGAGGCCCTCAACCCTACAATCCCTGCCACGCGCTCGTAATAGCGCTGTACGGGGCTGTGAGGCGGTTTTAGAGTATAAGGAGATGGTGGGATGGCAACGCCAAAGGTTGTAAGATTGATGATTGCGGATATTCGCGATGAATTGGACGGCGGACTTGATGTAGCAATCGCTGCGCTTCTGCGACGGAAAGAGCGACATGAGGCTGAAGGCTACACCAATCTCGAAATCGACATCGATTGGACTGAATCATACGGCAATACGACCGTCGAGGTTGAGCTATACGGCGAGCGTATGGAAACCAACGCAGAGGCAGAGAAGCGAGAAAGACTTTCAGAGCAGAATCTGCGCAATGCCGAAGCCTACGCACGTCGCCAATACGAAGCCCTTAAAGCCAAGTTCGCTTGACGTTGCAGATGCTTCATGTTCCAACCACCGGGGATCGTTGTGGAGCTCCGATCAACCCGGTGGTATACGCCTAAGGAGGGCGCTGAGTGATGAATAGCATGACGAATGAGAATGTCGAGTGGGGCGCTGTAATTCCTGTTGAGGGTAAGCGGCCTGAGTGGTTGTTCGGGTATCGCGGCAATCTTGGCTATGAGCGAAAAGGAAAAGGTTGGTTCGGTCCAGGCTGCATGTGGAGGGAGTCTGATATTACGGACAATGACGACGGTTGGGCATCGGTAATCGCGATCCGCCTCCCCGCCAACCACCCTCACTACGCCACCCCCACCCGCACCGCGCTTGAGCAGAGGATGGAGGATTTCGTTCGTCGTGTGGCAATGCTCAACCTTCAGTCTGCATCATTAACCGGTACGCCCGCATGGAATGTTGGCAAGGAAGCTGCTGAGTTGCGTGCTGAACTGCCGGAGCCGGTGGATGGGGATCTGTTGGAGGCTCGGAAGATCGTAGCTGAAGGGGTGTACCCTACCCAGAAAGAAGCGACCATGAACGGTGAACACGATCTTGGGTTTTATGTGCAAACTGCCAGGACCGCCATCAAACGCGGGCGCGCTCTGGAAAGGGGTGAGTGAGGTGGGAACTGTGATAGTCTTATTGACGGTTATCATCCTGCTTTGCGGCTGTATCGGTTGCCAGCTTGCGAGAGTGAAGCTGTGGCGCGATGCATATTGGGATTTGCGTAATGCTACTGATGGCTTGATTGAGCAGTTGAACCAAGAGAACCACGCCCAATTCGAATCCGAGTGCGGGTGATGCCACAAAATTATGAAATCGTCAGCAGTCATCCCACTGAGGATTTAGCCCGATATTCCGCGCAAAGCCTTTTGAGGTTTATGGGTGGCTTACCTTCAGGCTGGGCATTAGCGCTTTGGAACAACAAAGAAGGCGGGGTTGATGTTGTCAAATATTATGCCCGCACTCCTTTCGATATTATTGGGCAGGTTATGTCCCCCGTTACGAATGAAGGAGCAGGAAGATGAGTGAGTTTACGCCGTTTCCGAAAATGGCCCGTCTGTCGCGTGAGGTGATCGTCACCGAGAAGATCGACGGCACGAACGCTCAGGTCTGCATTACTGAGGATGGGCAGGTACTCGCCGGTTCGCGCACCCGCTGGATCACGCCGGAGTCTGACAACTACGGGTTCGCCGCTTGGGTTCGCGACCACGCTGACGAACTGCGCGAACTCGGCCCCGGCTCGCATTTCGGCGAATGGTGGGGGGCGGGCATTCAGCGCCGATACGGGCTGACCGAGAAGCGCTTCTCCCTGTTCAATACGGCGCGCTGGTCGGTCGAGCGCCCTGCATGCTGCGGTGTCGTTCCTGTCCTCTACCAGGGCCCATTCGATACAGCCTGCGTGGAAGACGCGCTCTCTGATCTTCGAATGGGTGGCAGTGTTGCAGCGCCCGGTTTCATGAACCCCGAGGGCGTCGTTGTCTTCCATGTCGCTGGCAATGTCGGCTTCAAAAAGACGCTGCACAAAGACGAGTTGCCCAAGGCGCTCGCCGCATGACTGCCCCCACCCCCGCCCGCAACACATCGCAGATTGGAGAAGGATGATGAGACTTCAGGAATTAGACTCGCAGTCGGCGGGCGCGATTAACTCAGGGCCCGATCTTTGTGCGCCGCAACGGGCAGGCCAGCAGAAGTCGGCCAACGAGCCATTCGCATATTTCCAGTTCAACGAGGGCTGGGACATGTGGGAGCAGGTCGCGCACGAGCATCGCTACGAGGATGGCGTTGTCGCGGCATATCGCTCTCCCCCGGCTACCTCCGCATGACGCTTCATAAAAAGGTGTGGTGGCTCGGGTTTGTGCACCTGATGGCGTCCCCAGCCGCATTTGTCGTCGATTCGCCTGTCGGCATGGTCTACTGCTTAATGGTTTCTACAGGCTGCTTGCCGGCACTTGCTCCTGCGCGCGATAGGGGTTAGATGAGGGGGATGGAGAACCAGCAAAATAGAGGCACAATAGAGAACCTTACCAATGCCGGTAAGGGCCGTCCTAAGGGCGTCCCCAATAAGACTACAGCGCTACTCAAAGATGCCATTCTTCTCGCTGCACATAAGGCAGGCGGGGAGGGTGGCATGGTGCAGTATCTGACAGATCAGGCAGAGAAGAACCCTGGGCCGTTTATGTCATTGCTGGGTAAAGTCTTGCCAATGCAGATCACTGGCGAGGATGGCGGCGCTATTCAGATCGCCAAGATTGAGTTGGTCGCAGTAGAACCCGAGTGAGTACTGTGCAAATCCAGATGCCCGCCAAGCTTGTGCCGGTGTTCTCTGGTGAAGCTGATGTTAGAGGCTCGCATGGCGGACGCGGTTCGGGTAAGACCCGCACTTTCGCCAAGATGTCAGCGGTTCGTGCATTGATGTGGTCTAAAGCCGGTCGCGAGGGAATTATCCTTTGTGGCCGTGTATTTATGAACTCTCTGGCGGATTCATCGCTGGAAGAAATCAAGGCCGCGATCCGTGAGACGGATTGGCTGGTTCCGCACTTCGACATTGGCGAGAAGTATATCCGCACCAAGGATGGTCGGATTAACTACTCTTTTACCGGTCTTGATCGCAACATTGACAGTGTGAAGTCCAAGGCGCGTATTCTGTTGTGTTGGGTGGACGAGGCTGAGACTGTATCGGATGAGGCTTGGACAAAGCTTATTCCGACGTTGCGCGAGGAAGACTCTGAGCTGTGGGTAACGTGGAACCCTGAGCGTGAAGAGAGCGCGACCAACAAGCGCTTCCGTGACAATGCCGATCCACGCGTCAAGATCGTGGAACTCAATTACCGCGACAACGCGTGGTTCCCCGACATCCTGGACCGCGTTCGCCTGCGCGACAAAGAAGAGCGACCGCACCTATACGATCATATCTGGGAGGGCGACTTCATCCGCGTGGTCGAGGGTGCGTATTACGCTACACATCTGACGAAGGCGCGTGAGGAAAACCGCATTGGCATGGTTGCGGAGGATCCGAACCTTATCGTTCGACTGTTCGCAGACATTGGTGGCACTGGTGCCAAGGCGGATAACTTCGTGTTCTGGGCCGCGCAGTTCGTCGGCACGGAGATTCGGTGGACGAACCACTACGAGAGCCAAGGCCAGCCGGTTAGCGCCCATCTCGCCTGGATGCGGTCGCAGGGCTACACCAAGGACCAGTGCAAGATCTGGCTACCTCACGACGGCGACACGCAGGAAAAGGTGTTTGATACGTCCTACCGGCGCGCCCTGGAGGACGCCGGCTATTCGGTGGAGGTTGTACCGAACCAAGGCAAGGGTGCGGCTATGCAGCGTGTGGAGCGTGGCCGCCAGTTGTTCTCCCGCATGCGCTTCGATGAGGTGAAGTGTGCAGGCGGGTTGAAGGCGCTCGGCTGGTATCATGAGAAGCGTGACGACCAGCGCGGTATAGGTCTTGGGCCTAACCATGATTGGTCGAGCCATTCATGCTTCACTGCCGATACTAGGGTCTTGACGCGTTACGGAATGTATCGGATAGATAGCCTCCCTGAAACTGGAGAGGTAATGACCCCATGTGGTTGGAAGCAGTATCACAGCCCACGGATTACACAGCGGAATGCCCAACTTGTGGAGGTTGTGTTCAGCGGCGGGTATTCGGTGAGATGCACGCCGGATCATATGTTCTACGGGGCGAGCGGGTGGAGATCCGCACTGTCCCTAGAGAAGGGTTCAACAATCCAATCGTCCTTGACCCTCTCACGGCGTATTTCGATGGTGGGCTATACCGCATGTGGCCGAGTGAGCAGTATCTTGCTCGCGGCGGCAAGCGGCTGCATCGCGACGTTTGGAAAGATGCGTTCGGTCCTATTCCCAAGGGCTGTCACATCCACCATCGGGATGGCAACAAGCTCAACAACAACATCGCCAACCTCGAATGTATGGACGCCAAGGAACATCTCTCGCTTACGTGGGACGAACACGCAGCGCATCGCAAGCAGCACTTCAGTGACACAGCCAGAGAGCGAGCAGCCGATTGGCATAAATCAGAAGAAGGCAGGCTTTGGCATAAGCGACAGGCAGAGCGCTCCAAATCTTGGACTAAGTGGAAGCGAGAACCTAAGCAGTGTCCGCAATGTGATGTCACTTTTGACGCAATCGTGCGTAAAACTGGGCATTCTCAAATCTACTGTTCCTCAGTTTGCAAAACCGCTGCGTATCGTCGGCGTGTGGCCTCTGATTGATCGGGAGGACGTTTGGGACATTACAGTGGACGATGGGCACTGGTTCGCGCTAGAGAATGGCGCGACCGTCCACAACTGCGATGCTTGGGGTACGGGTTGTGTTGCTTATGAAGAACCACGTAAGGCCGTTTCAATGGACCTTAACCGACTGAAGCGAGGGATTGTTTGATGGATTTGGACATTTTCTTTGCCGAACAGGGTCTAACGACTGAGGCGCAAAAAGCCGCTGTTAATGCCGCGCTGGACTATCTTGATGCCCACACGCAGGATAGCGTGTTATCGGCCATGCGAGGCGCTGTCGCCGCTGGTGTCGCTGAGATTGCTAGGAACCGCTAATGGCCACCGCTCCCATCATCATTGATCCCGAACTCGCGGCCCTGGACGCTGACACCCCAGCCAACGACGACGCCCCGCGCATCGACATTGACGAACTGGTCGATGCCCTGCGTCGTGAGGCTGAGTCGGCGGAAAGTGAGTGGGACCGCCTGCGTGGTTTTCAGGAAGCAGCACGCCGGTACTACGAGGCAAAGCCGTTCGGCAACGAGGTTGATGGCCGCAGCCAGATCGTGCTTCCCGACGTGCAAGAGACGATTGATTACATGGTGCCGTCGGTGCTGCGTACGTTCGTCAGTGGCGATCGTATCGTAGAATTCGAGGCGACCGATGAGGCTGACGAGGCCGCGGCTGATGAAGCTACGTCGGCGGTGGGCTACAGTTTCATGCGGCAGCAGGACGGCTACCGGGTGCTGCATGACTGGCTGACGTGCGGGCTGCTGGAGAAGTACGGCGTCACCAAGACTACGATGGTGGACGAAGAGCGCGTGATGCGCGAGCGTGTGACCATCTCGGATCCGGTGGAGCTTGAAGGTTTCCAGGGCGAGGTTGAGGACGCTGAGCAAAACCCGGATGGCACTTACACGCTGTCGCTGAAGACCGAAACGAAGGTAAAGCGTTTCGTTGATGAAACGATTCCCGCTGAGGAATTCCGCTACTCGGCACGCGCACGTCATGAGGATGAGTCGGATTATCTGGCGCATATTGCGGTCAAGACGCGCTCCGATCTGGTGGACATGGGGTTCGACCGCGAGCAGGCTTATGCCGTGCCGACCTATTCGTCACTGCCGCGTGATCGTGATGATGACTATTACGAGCCCGACCCCGAAAGCACGCCTGCTTTGCAGATGGTCGAGTTGCGCGAGGAATATGCCCGCATTGATCTTGACGGCGATGGTATTGCCGAACGCGTCAAGGTGTTCCGCGTTGAGAACGAAATCCTGCGTTGGGCTGATGGCGAGGATGCCATTGAAGTTGTCGATGAGCAGCCTTTCTCGGTGTTCTGCCCGTTCCCGCGTCCTCACCGCTTGGTAGGCTATTCGCTCGCGGACAAGGTGATGGACATCCAGCTCGGGCGTTCGTTCGTGGCGCGTCAGTTGTTCGATGGCATGCACCAGTCGAATAATGTGCGGCCTGTCCTTGGTTCGCGTGGCATGAACGAGAACACGATTGACGATTTGCTGTCGGGTATCGGGCCTATCCGTGCCGACGATGCCAGTCAGATCGTGCCATATCGTACTGACTTCGACGCCGGTAAGTCGCTGACGGTGATGGAGTGGATGACCGGCGAACGTGAGAGCCGCACTGGCATCACGCGTTTGAATCAGGGTTTGGACGCAGACGCGCTAAATAAAACCGCGACCGGCACTGCCATGATGCAGGCGCAGGGGCAGCAGCAGGAAGAGTTTATCGCGCGCAACTTCGCTGAGGCGTTCTCGCGGCTGATGGCGAAGAAGTATCGCCTGATGCGACGTGAGGGCGATCCGTTCAAGATCAAGGTGGATGGGCAGTACAAGCAGGTGGACCCGTCGCAGTGGCCTGAGGACGTTAATCTGGCTATCCGGGTGGGATTGGGCACTGGCAATAAGGATCGGCGCGTACAGGCCCGTATGGCGATGGTCCCTATCCTCGCTGAAGGCACGCAGATTGGTGAGGTGTCGCCAAAGCAGCGGTTCAACTTCATTGATGGGCTGGTGCGCGATCTGGGGATTGGCAAGGGGCCGGACTTTTGGAAGGATCCAGACGCGCCGCCCGAGATTGACCCTGCGACCGGGCAGCCGAAGGTTGAGGCTGAGAAACCGGATCCTGAGATGGAGGCCGCAAAGGCAGAGCAGGCGCGGGAGGATGCCAAATTCCAAGCCGAACAGCAGCGCGCTCAGCAGCAGATCGACATGGAGCAGCAGAAGGCCGCGGCGCAGCTTCAGATCACGCAGGCGAACAACGAGGCCAACGTTCAGGCCATGCGTGAGAAGCATGCAATGGATATGGAGCAGGCGCGTGAGAAGGCTGCACTCGAAGCACAACTAGCGCGTGACAAAGCCGACGCAGAGGCGCAGATTGCCATCTACCGCATCGACAAGGAAGCGGAGGTCAAGGCTTATGCGGCGCGTGTCGGAGCAACGTCGCAGGGTGATGATCTTGGGGTTAATCGCGAAGGTGGGAGTCTTTCGGAATGATTACGTATGAAACCAGTGACGGAAGCGCTGTGAAGGTTTGCGGCGCGGATATATTCGGCGTGTCAATCAACGAAGAATTTTTCAGTTATACGCGGGAACGCCTAACCGAACTCCGCCACATCATCGACCAAGCCCTCAACACCAGCGCGGAAGAGTTGAATGACGACGTGGCTTGACCGCATCCTAGCCCAATTCGGCTACGTCCCCCGCGTAGAGCGCCCCCTCCCCCGCATCCAGAACGGCACAGACGCCGTAGCACGCGGGCAGCGATGGGAGTCTTTCGCGACAGAGGAAGGCGGGATCTATGACATGATCGCGTCGTTGCGCCGCGACTACTTCGAGAAGGTAGGTCAACTTACCCCCGGTGACACTGCCGGCCTCCAGGCTCTAGGCATGGCGGACCGCATTGCACGCGAGATAGAGCGCAAGGTACAAACTGTTATTGAAACGGGGCGTATTCGTGCTAATGATCGGGCGCACGCGGAGAAGATTTCCAATATCCGCTAGCTGCTTGTGGAGAGCATGACATGGATTTCAATTATGAGTTTGAGGCACCCGCAAAGACGCGCGTGCTGGGTCGGCTTGGCTTGGGTATCCACGTACGCCATCCCGACACGTTTATGACATGGTGCTATGCCCGCCATAAGTGGTATACCTCTGATGAAACATATACCGAGCCAAGCCGTCGTAATGGGGCGTCGAACAGTTACATCAGTCGAGAGTTCAAGAAAGGCGGATCCAGTCACGCTCCATGCCGCAGCTTCAAGGCGTTTAAGTCGCATCTACGCCGCCATCATAAGAAGCTAAAGGGCTGCAAGGTGACGCTTTGCCATCGCTTTGTGGGCCATGATGTGACTGTGCAGCTTTAATCTTGACATATTGCGCGCCGCTTCGTGTTCGTGTAACTCCATATTACTGCAAGTCCGCAGTTTGGAGACTATAGTTGGCCCAGTATGAAGATACAGCCGGCGCAGGCGACGATCTCGATAGCGCAGCGGCAGCAATTAGCGGTTTGAACTTGGACGAGTTTTCCGACACGGAGCAGGAAGACCCCAAGGATGATGAGAATTCCGAGGAAGCAAACGAGGATGATCTAGACCTCGACGCCGACGAAGAAGAGCAGGAAGGCGACGACGACGAACATCCCGCGAAGGATGCCATCGACGCTCCCGCCAGCCTGAACGCGGAGGAAAAGGCCAAGTTCGCAGCCCTCACCCCAGAGGCGCAGCGCTACGTGGCAGACCTGGAGAGCCGTCGTGCGACCCAGGTGCAGACCGCAACGACGAAGGCCGCAGATGCCCAGCGTGCAGCAGACCAGCGCGCAGCACAGGCCGACGCACAAGCGCAGGCACGCTATGCCCAGCAGTTGAAGGCAATCGGGGAGTCTTTGGCTCCGCAGATGCCGGATCCTAACTTGGCATATCAGGACCCTGCAACGTACATAGCTCAGAAAGCGCAGTACGACGCCGCCAAGGCCCAGCATGACGAGTTCATGCAGCAGGCGGAATCGCTCGGCACTGATGCCGGTCAAGCCATGTCGCAGGCTGAAATCCAGCAGCGGGATAGTGAACTGATGGCAATCCCCGAGGTGGCGAACGAAGCCACGCGGGAAGAATGGTTCAAGAAGGCACTAGGCGCCGCCGATGTGCTGGGACTGGATCGTAGCCAGATGGATCACGCCACCGCCGCTGAGTTGAAGGCACTTCGACAGGTAGCAGACTGGCGTGAGAAGTCCGAAAAGTACGATGCCGCAACGGCACGTCAGATGCAGCGCGTTCGTGATGGCAAGAAAGCGCGAACCACCAAGCCCAACGCAGCCCAGCCCAGCAGCGCGGAAGGTCGGGGTTATCGCGAATCGCGCGAGCGTTTGCAGAAGAGCGGCGACGTGAAGGATGCCGCGGCTGCGATTGCCCGTATGGGACTTTAACCACTGTCTCAGCCAACGTCGTGAGACAGTAGGCATAGGATTTTAAGCATGGCAGTACCATCGAATACCATTCAGACCATGAGCCGCGTGGGCAACCGCGAGGACTTGTCGGATCTGATCTCGAACATCAGCCCCACGGAAACCCCGTTCGTTACCGCAATCGGTCGCGAGAAGGCTGAAGCCGTCTATACCGAGTGGCAGACGGATGCGCTGGTTTCGGCCAACCCGCAGAACAAGGCGGTACAGGGCGATGACCTGAGCAACGAGAACCGGCCTGCAACGACCCGTCTGGGCAACTACACCCAGATCTTCACGAAGGTCGTCGGCACCTCGACCACGCAGCAGGCTGTCAAGGCAGCGGGCCGCGCGAACGAGCATGCCTACCAGATCGCCAAGGCTGGTAAGGAATGGAAGCGCGATCGTGAGGCGCGTTACACCGGCAACTATGCAGCGGTTCCGCCGTCGGCAACGGTTGCTGGCGAAGCAGCGGGCGCACTGGCGTTCATGCGTACCAATGCCTCGCGGGGCGCTGGTGGCGTCAATCCGACGCTGTCGGGCACCACGATGGGGTATCCGAACGCGCCGGCCACCAACGGCACGCAGCGGGCGTTTACGGAAAGCCTTCTGAAGGCGGCTATTGCTTCGGCCTGGAACGCTGGTGGCGAACCCACCCTCGTTATCATGTCGCTGGCACAGAAGCAGATCGCGGCCACGTTCTCGGGTCTGGCGCAGCAGCGTCGTGAGTCGGGCAACAAGCGGCTGACGATCATCGCAGGCGCCGACGTGTATGTGTCGGACGTTGGCGAGCTTCAGTTCGTGCCGGATCGCTTTTGTTCGGCGCGTGATGCGCTGATTGTGGATCCGGAGATGTGGGCCATCCGTACGCTCGATCCGCTCCAGAAGCGCAAGCTGGCGACGACGGGCCTTGCCGATCGTGATGCGATGTATTCGGAGGAAACTCTAATTTGCAGAAATGATGCTGGCAACGCCGTGATCTCGGACCTGGTCTGAACCTAACAGGGCCTGTTTGGCGTTGTATGAGACAGGCCCATTTAGAGAGGAAAACTCATGAAGAAGCTACAGACGAACAGTCAGGGCAAGGACAACAACGAGGGCGCTGAAGAGCAGCACCCCGCCGTCAAGGACCTGCCGCCCGCAAACCCGCTTGGTGAGCCCGTAAAGCCCGCTGAAGAGTATGCGGACATCTCGGAAGCCGGCAAGCTTGCCGCGGCTCTGGGTGTCGAGACGGAGGAGACGAAGGATGTCACGGATTACGTCGCCGGGGAAACCGTTGTCGAACATCCGCTTTCGCCCACCGATGCAAACCCGAACCCGCACGGACAGCGCTCCGATCCCGACGCCGACTTGGTTACCGAGACGGACGACAAGGGCCGCGCAACGCGTACCGCACGCGACGAGTCTGACTATGTCGAAGTCACCGGCACGAATGACCAGCCCGTACATCTGGGCGATGGCCGCACGCTGGCGAAGGGCGATAAGGCAAAGGTGTCGAAGGACGTTGCCAAAGACCTCCGCGCAAGCAAGATGGTGAAGTAAGCCATGATGTCTGGCGAGAAGCTTTTTGATTACGATCCCGCAACGGGTCTAAAGACTTGGTTTTCGTCAGATGACGAGGATGGGGGGCGCTGGCATTTCCGACGCGAACAGGATGTGTCCCCCATTCTTGATGCCAACAAGGAAGCGCAAGCTGAGAGTTGGGATAAATCTTCCGAGATGTGGCACGCCGCACACATCCCCACAATTGTCATGTACGAGTGGGCAGCCAAATATGGTGTGGAGATGTGGAACCCAGACCATAAGGATGGCGTGAAAAGACTATTAAACCACCCCGATTACCGCTATCTGAGGGTCAGAAACTTTATCATCTGAAGGGCGGTGTAATGAGCGAACACGGTATCTACCGGGCGACTAACCTAACCCTAGCGGATGGTCAGCAGTCGCGCTGGGGTCTGACCCAGAGGGGCGCGCTCCGCATTTCTGCCGAAGGTTCGGATGGCGCGCCGATGGGGCAGCTTACGGCTGGTACAGATCGCAGTGGCACCGCAGGAACTAGCTCCACCACTCTTGCCTCCGCCAATACCGCCCGCAAAGGTTTGAACATTCAGAACATCAGCGCCAACACGATTGGCATTAATGAATTCGGTGGGGTTGCGGCTATCGGAACGGCTGGAACTTATACCGTGCCGGCTGGGGGCTCGACAAACATCCGCACCACCAACCTTATCACTGTTGTGGCCTCCGCCGCGTCGTCCGCTTACACCGCGACGGAGTTTTAACGGTGGCTGAGGTTACTGGGGGCATCACGTCTGGTCAGGCTCAGGCTCTTATCGACGCCGTGATGCCACGCCCCTCCACGTTAACGCCCAGCTCGGAAACCACTGGTGGCAACACTGGCACCAATTCCATGAAGTTCGCGCAGGAAGGCCATCAGCACCCGCGCTTGACCAGCACGACGTATGCGGTGTTGGATGCCAACGGACGCGCTACGGTGACGTTCACGCGGTCCTTCACGAACAAGCCGGGGTTCTCGATCACGGAAGTGGATACCAACAAGACGCAGCCGCTGGTTTGCGTAGTTGAGTCGTTCTTGCAGCCTGGAGGCGCAGGCACGCCGTACACCGGTTGCATCATCAAGGGATATCGCAGTCAGGCGTTGCCTGCGCAGCCTCAGATGAACGTGCTGGCGATCCTTACTACGGTGGTGGCGGGCGTGAACGCCATTGCGGCATCGCTTACCGGGTTCAACGTGTTCGGCGGTTCGCCCGCTGATGCGTCTGTATCCGTGGTTGCTATTGCCCGTTCTGACGTGAGTGCTTCCTAATGGCCAACACCAACCGCGACCTCATCAACTCCGCTATGGGCGGTAGTCAGGATCCTAATCAGGATGACTATCAGTCAGCTATGGGGGGTGTGCAGTCGGGGGTTGGTGGTGATGCGTTGTTGTCACGTATTGACGGGCAACCTTTGATCAGCCGCATTGACGGTTCCGTGCTTACTTCTCGGTTAGGATAAGAATATGGGCTTTCTAACACAGGCCGAAGCCGACGCCGCCACTGCCGCTGGGGTTGTGTTTGCTGATGGGGTGGCGCGGACCGGTCCTCCAATCATCGCACCGTTCGGTGATAGCATCGCCAACGCCAACTTCGACGGCAGCGACAATTCGAGCAACAACACCACGACACGCAGCTTCTCAGCGAAAGGGCCGGTCAGCCAAGTTGTCGCGCTGCTCAAGGGCCGCGCGCAAATGCGGTACGATTTGAATTACGGCGTAGACTCAAAGGACAGCACGGACTTCCTCTCGCGCCTTCCTCAGGTTGTCGCATCGCCAGCCTCGATTATCGTCGTGCAGGGTCCTACGAACGACTTCACGAACCAGTTAATGCCGATAGCCACGACTGTTGCAAATATGACCGCGATTTATGCGGGTCTCGTGGCTGCGGGTAAAACTGTCATCGCGCAGCCGATCATGCCGCGTGGCGCATGGTACACGTTATCGGCCGGTGATCAGGCAATCGCCAAGCGTCGTATTCAGCGGTTCAATTCCTGGCTGCGTTCGCAGGCTTTCGTCTATCCTGCCAACAAGTTCTATGTTGGCGATGCCGATGTTCGCACCCTAGACTGGGGCAACGCCAGCTATACTCAGATCGGCTCAGTGTTCCGTGATGGCCTGCATCCTAACGGCTATGGCGGGTTAACGGTCGCCGGTGCCGGCGGTTCGGGTGGACTGTTTTCAATTTTCGACCGATTCTTGCCGCCACGCCCTGCCGCCATCTATTCGCCGGCAGACCTCTACGACGCAACTGACAACCCGTTCGGCGCGCTGAATGCGAACCCGCGCATGACCGGCTCGCAAGCAGCATCGGGCGCGGGTTTCAGCGGTAATATTCCCCTTAGCACGATCGCCGCTCGGGACACTGGCACGGTGATGACGGGCGTTGCCTCGCTAGTTACTGCCGATCCGATCAACGGTGGACAGCTCCTACGGGTTACGTTGGGTGCGACAGGCTTGGGTGCCACGTCAGAACGGCTTGCAATCTACCAGACGACCGTCCCCAGCGCTTCCACATACCAAGCTGGAGACACGGTGTACGGCGAGGCCGAGATAGACCAGTCGGCGCTTGTCGGCGTCCAGTCAGTCGACGTGCAGGTTCTGGAACAGGGCAGCGCGACGCGCACCTTTCATGGACTGGCGTGGAGTGCGAGCAACTCGGATCGCGAGTATCCGACCCTCTCGCGCACAATACGGACGCCTACCTTTGTCATCGCCGCGGGCGTCACCGGTATTCAAATCCGCGTCTACATCCGTGCGGCAACCGATGCGACCGCGCCTTCGGGCAACGTGGACATCCGCGAGATGGCTCTGCGCAAAGCCTAACCCCACCCATCACCCCAGGCGCATCGCAGGGAATCCTAAATGTCCATCGCAATCCCAACCTACGCTCCCGGCTCCATCACCTCTTACTCTGAGTTGGTGACGGAGATCCGAGACATGATGGACGACGCGGATTACAATCAGGAGGCGATTGACCGCGCGCTGAGGAAGGCTGAGGCGGAGTTTAACCGCACGCTTCGGACGCCAGATATGGAAACGCGTTCTGTGTTTACCGTATCGAGCGACCTTACCGCGCTGCCCGCTGACTTTCTCGAAATGCGCTTCATCTTCGTGGAGGGCATGCCAGACCAGCCGCTAGCTAGCATGTCGCCGTCGGGGCTGCTTGCCACATACTACGGACGCTCGGGTTGTCCGATGGCGTACACCTTGGAAGGCGGAAACATCCGCGTGGGGCCAGTCGGCACCGCTGCCGTGGAGATGGTCTATTACCAGCGCATCTTGGGGCTGACGGATGCGCAGGTGTCCAACTGGCTCCTGAGGAAACACCCGGATTTGTATGTCGCTGGCGTGCTGTATCACCTTGCTCGTCGTGAACGTGATGAATCGGGTATGGCTCAGGCGGCGCAGGAGGTATCGACGCTGATGGGATCGATTCAGTCGGCGGCACAGAAAGCGCGCTGGGGTTCGGCGCCTTTGGTTACGCGGGGGATTAGCCAAGTGAGAGGGGCTAGGTTTTGAGTACCAAACGCCTCCCCTATCCCGCATATCTCCCCGATCAGCTACCCCGCGACGTGCTGACGGCGGCTATCAACGTTTTCCCCGCTGCCGACGGCTATCGACCGGTACGCGGGTTCTCCAACATCTCCGATCCGCTGCCGGCGACGTTCAAGGGCGGTTTTGCGGCCATCTCGACCGACGGCACCACCTACTTGCTGGCGGGCACGGCGAATGGCCTAGCACGCTACTCAGGCGGCGGATGGACAGATCTACTCGTAGGCCTGTCCATCACCGATCGCTGGCGGTTCGTGCAGTTCGGCAACTTCGTGGTCGCGGTCAACGGGGTAACTACCAAGCAGATCGACCTTAATGCGGGTACCGCGTCGGATCTGACGGGCTGCCCCAGCGCTAACGGAGTTGCTGTGGTTGGCGATTATGTCGTCATCACGCAGGCCGGCGGCGACAAGCTGCTGGTGAAGTGGTCCGGTTTCAACGATCACACCAAATGGACGGCGGGCGTGGACCAGTCGGGGTTCCAACCGATGCTTACCGGTGGCGAGATCAAGGGCATTGCTGGTGGCGAGTACGGCGTCATTCTTCAGCGCTTCCGACTGGTGCGCATGGAGCGGACTGGGGATGCTACAGCGCCGTTCTCCTTTAGTGAGATTACGCCCAACTTCGGGTGTGCTTCCTCCGGCTCTATTGCTCAGGCAGGACGCTCCGTGTTCTTCCTCTCCGACCGCGGCTTCATGTCGCTGGAGGACGGGCAATCACTGAAGCCTCTGGGCAACGAGAAGTTCGACCAAGCCTTCCGTGATTCGGTGTCGCCGGAAGATTATGAGAAGATGTGGTCGGCCATTGACCCCAAGCGCTCGCTAGTGTTTTGGGGCGTCCCCGGTACTCCCGGTAGGATCTGGGTCTATAACTGGGTTCTGGACCGCGCTTCCACGATCGAGATACCGTTTCTAGGGCTGTTTGCGGGCTATGAAAGCAGCCTGTCGCTGGAGGACGTGGCGGCGCTATATCCCGACCTCGACACCATGCCCTACTCGCTGGACGATCCGCGGTTCCAAGGTGGTGATCCTCGCCTGTATCTGGTGGACCGTTTGAGCCGTATCGGGGCGCTTGCGGGGCCTAACCTTCAGGCTGTGATTACGATGGGATGGCAAGCACTCGCTGATCCGCTGGTGGCGCGTGTGCGGTCCCTTACGCCTATGTCCGACGCCACCACTGGGGTTACCATTTCCATCGACCAGCGGCAGCGGATGGGGGACCGTATTGGGCTGGTGACTTCGGGTACTATGCAGGCCTCGGGTAGGGTTCCAGTACGTGCGCGGGGGAAGTATCTGGCGATTACGACAACGATCGCTGAGGGTGTGCGGTGGTCGTATGCACAGGGGCTGGATGTGGATTATGCTATGGGAGGGGGGCGGTGATGGTAGAGGGCCTACGCTACAGGCGGGGATGGTCACCGCTGGCCCTCTATGCCATCTCAGTTCGCGGGTTGGGTACTAGGCCCCGCTATATGCCTGTGCTAGCCGCGGAATGCGATCTAGATTGCGCCGGCGCCCTGGAAGGTGCTGCCGAACGCGCGGCCGACGCCGACGATCGAGAAGGTCAAGATTTTATAAAAGGTGCCGATGGCAACCATATAACTAACGAAAACTCTTCATGGTCATTCTCCTTGTCTAGAAAAAAGCCGCTTTCGTGTGGCCCGTCTGACACCTCCTTATTGTTCAGCGAACTTATTGTGGTCAAGGGGTTTAACGGGTATTTAGATACCGTGAGCAAATTTTTATGATCAAACCCGTTCCCGTCGATGCTCAGCGCTCCGATTGGCCTCGCTTGGTGGCCAACGCCATCAACACGCTTATCAACCGCAAGCCACAGGCGGAAGACGTGCGGTATCATGCGGGCGTGATGCAATATTACGATGGCACTGACTGGGTAGATGTGCCGTGATGTACCCGCCTGAACATTGGGATGCGTATCAGTCGCGGCGATCCGAGATAATCTCAGTGATGGACCAGCGTTGCCATACGATCGACTGGCTTGACGTTCAGATCCTCAACAACGAGGCGCGCATCTTTGCCAATAGCGATGCGGTGATAGTCGTGACGGTGAAACAGTATCCGGCAGGCGCCACAGAGTTGCATGGGTTGGTGGCAGTTGGCTCCTTGTCCGCGATTTTGCCGTTGATCGAAGAATCGGAAGACTGGGCACGTGGTTTTGCCATTACGTTCGCCTGTATCTCGTCGCGCCCTGCTTGGTCTCGGGTGTTGAAAGATCACGGATATTCGTTATACCAGACAGAACTTCGGAAGGATTTGTAGCGTGGGTCTTAGTAGCTCGAAAACTACCTCCACGACTAAGCCGATTTACAGCCAGCAGATCGAAGGCGCTGCTGGTAATGTGAACTCGGCTTACGCTCAGGCCCAGCCGGGGATTACAAGCACGGCGAATGCGCTGGGTAGCGCTGTTCCCGGCCTTCTCGAAAAGTATAACAGCGGCGATCCCGGTGTGAAGTCGGCCATGCAGTACAACCAAGATGTCACGTCAGGGAAGTATCTCGATGCAGGTAATCCCTACCTTCAGGGCCAGATCGACCAGACTAACGCAGGCGTGCGCAATGGCCTCGCTGCCTCCTTGGGCACGCGTGGTCTGACGGGTGGTTCGGCATTTGGCGACATCATCACCAGCAATCTCGCCAAGAATGAAAACAACCTGCGCTATACCGATTACACCAACGAGCGTAACCGCATGGACGGCGCTGCTAGTGCTGCTGCCGGTATCTCGGCGGGCCAGTATCAGCCACTGTCGATCATCCAGAGCATCTTGGAATCGCAGCAAGCTCCGATTAAGTCGGCAGCGGGGGCGGCGTCCAGCATTGGTGGGCTGTTGGGTTCCTACACCAACAACACGACAAAGCAGTCACAGTCCATCGCACAGCTACTGGCGCAAGCAGCCGGTAACGCTGCCAGCGCATACGCGGGGGGTTGAGCATGTTGGGTACGACACGCCGGGGATTGTTCGGAGCGCCGATGGGCCGCACGCCGGGTGACCTCGTGGAGGATCGTTCTGCACCTGGAACGGGGCCCGTCGCTCGGGATGCCGTGGTTCCGACGTACAAGAAGCCGTCAACCGCGCAGCTTATCATCGGTACGCTGGGTGACACTCTATCGCAGTGGGGAGGTGGTCA